GGCCCGGCGCCAGCATCCCGGTGCGCAGTTTCGGCGACTTCCGCGATCTCGCCGTGCTGATCGGCGGCCCCGATCCGGCGGTCGATCCCAACGCCTATTACAGCGCCCAGCACTTCCAGCATGTGCGCTCGGTCTATGCCGGGACCGGAATCGAGGAATTCCTCGACTCCATGGCGGTGATCTTCGTCGATTCCATCACCGACCTGACCCGCCAGGCCATGGCCTACGCCAAGCAGCAGCCGGAAGCCGTCTCCGACCGCACCGGCAAGCCCGACATCCGGGGCGCCTACGGCCTGCTGGGCCGGGAAGTGATCCAGGCCCTGAAGCACCTGCAGCACGCACCGGGCAAGACGGTGATCTTTGTCGGCGTGCTGGAGAAGGTCACCGACGAGTTCAACGCCACCACCTGGCAGCCGCAGATGGAGGGATCGAAGGTGGGGCGCGAGCTGCCAGGCATCGTCGATCAGGTCATCTCCATGCACCTGTTCTCGGCCGATTCCGAGGGCAACTGGCTGCTGGACGAGAAAGCCGCCGAGCGTCGGCTGGTCTGCCGCTCCGGCAATCCCTACGGCCTGCCCGCCAAGGATCGCTCCGGCCGCCTCGACGTGACCGAGGTCCCCGACCTCGGCGCTTTGCTCACCAAGATCAACCGCGTCCCCGCCTGACTGAAAGGAACCCACCCCCATGTCCTACGATTTCAACGACGCCCAGCCGCAGATGATGCCTTCGGGCGAACTGATCCCCGACGGCACCTTCGCCAAGATCCGCCTGTCCATCCGCCCCGGTGGCACCAACGGCTCGGCCCCCATGGATGCCGGGTTGCTGAAGGCCGCGTCGGAGAGCGACGCCAAGATGCTGGACTGCGAATTCACCGTGGTCGAAGGGCCGTTTGTCCGCCGCAAGTTCTGGCAGAACTTTACCGTGGCCGGCGGCAAGCTCGACGACAAGGGCCAGTCCAAGGGCTGGAACATCTCGAAGGCGTCGTTCCGCGCCATGGTCGACAGCGCGCTCGGGCTGAATCCCAAGGACACCAACGACGCGGCCAAGGCCAAGCGGGTGATCCAGGGGCTGAAGCAACTGGACGGCATCACCTTCGCCGCCCGCATCATGGTCGAGCCGGCCAGCGATCCCAAGTACCGCGATCAGAACCGGCTGGCCAACGTGGTGCTGCCCGACGAGGCCCAATACGCGGCGATCATGAAGGGCGAGGCGATCGACCCCGATCCGGTCAATGCCAAGCCGCGCAAGCCGTCCGTTGGCGCCTCGGCGCAGAACGCCCCGGCCTGGGCCACCGATGCCGCTCCGGCACAGGCGCCCCAGCAGCAGTCGGGCGTGCCGTGGACCCAGCAGACCCCTGCGCAACAGCAGCAACCCACTGCCCAGGTCCAGCCCGCCGCGGCTGGCCCGGCTTGGCTCAACGGCTGATCGAGGCAGCGCCTGCCATGACGGACGATGAATGGCAGGCGCATGTCACGCGCCAAGCGGCACAGGCGATCGGTGAATGGCTCGAAGCCTGCGGAAGACTGCACCAGCCCATCAGGGTTCTCGCCCTGTGGGAACTGGAGGCCATGGCCCAGGCCGCCATCAGCAGCTTCGTGGTGCTGGGCTGTTCGCGGATCAAGGACGAGCCGGGCGAACACCCGGACCTGACCCGGTTCTTGCTGGTCTGACCCTGTGCGCGGTGTGCGGCAGGGAGGCCAAGGGCTTCGGCTACATCCACCGCCTGCACCATGACGAATACCCGTTCCACCGCTTCTGCTCGCGCCGCTGCCAGCAGGCCGGTGCCGAGATCGCCCGACGGAGCAATGGCATGATCGACAAAACCGCCCGCGAAACCCAGGCCATCAAGGATGCCCGGCCGCTCTTCGCCGAGGCGCTGACGGCGCTGGGGCTGATGGCCCCTTTCCAGCACCGCTCCGCCGCCGACATCGACCGCCTGATCGAGGCCGCCGTCACCGGCTATGTCGAGTCCATGCAGCGGCAGGCGGGTATCAAGGAACGCACCGGCACTCCCTTCGATGATCCCATCCCGTTCTGAGGCCGCCGCCATGCTCGATCTCAACCATGGTTCCGGCTGCCAGTACCAGGGGCCAGCCCGCGATCCCGGCATCACCATGGCGGTGAACGCCGCCATCGATGCCGCCCTGGTGGTGCGCAACCGGGCCCAGGTGGCCCGCCAGTATGTCAGCACCTCAGGGTTAGGCCGGGAATGCCTGCGCCAGATCCAATACGACTATCTCGCCGTGACCAAGGACGAAGGCCGGGATTTTGAACCAAAGACGCTCCGCATCTTCGAGGCCGGGCATCGCGGCGAGGATGTGGTGGCAGCTTGGCTGCGGGCCGCTGGCTTCGATCTGCGCACCGAGCGCCGCGACGGGCGGCAGTTCGGCTTCTCGGTGTTGAATGGCCGCTTCAAGGGCCATATCGACGGTTGCCTGGTCGGCGGCCCGGTGGCCATGGAATACCCCGCCCTTTGGGAGAACAAGGCGCTCGGCATTTCCTCCTGGAAGGACGTGGTCAAACGCGGGGTGGTGCTGTCCAAGCCGGTCTATGCCGCCCAGCTTGCCCTCTATCAGGCCTATATGGATCTGCCGGCCCCGGCGCTGTTCACCGCGCTCAACCGCGATACCTGGGAGATCCACTGTGAGCTGGTGCCGTTTGACGCCGCCCTGGCCCAGACCATGAGCGATCGCGCCGTTCAGGTGGTCCAGGCCAGCGACGCCCACGAATTGCTGCCCCGCGCGGTCGCCGAACGGACCTCGGTGGTGTGCCGCGGCGGCAAGACCTCGGCTGGATGGCATTCGTCCTGTTCGTGGCAGGATCGCTGCTGGGGCGGCTGCCGATGAGCGATATCACTCCGTCCGACACCCAAGGACGCGCCATCGCCACTATCCGCCAGTGGTACGAGACCGGGACGGAGCGGCAGCCGGTGTTCCGGCTGTTCGGCTTTGCCGGCACCGGCAAGTCCACCGTGCTGAGATTCGCCCTCGACGATCTCGGTCTCAGCCCCCATTCCGAAGATCGCCCCGGTGTGGTCACCGCCACCTTCACCGGCAAGGCAGCCCTGGTGCTGCGGCGCAAGGGCACCCCGGCCCGCACCATCCACAGCCTGATCTACAGCGTGATCGAGGCCACCGAGGAGGAGATCGAGGAAGCGCAGACACGGATCGCCCAGGCCGAGATCGACGTTCGCTCCTTGGGTGGCTTCGACCGTACCGCCGCCGAGGCCGCCATCGAGGCCATGCGCCAGTCCATGCGGGAGATGAAGAAGCCGCGCTTTGCCCTCAATCCCGACAGCCCGGCGGCATCGGCCAAGCTGATCGTGCTGGATGAGGTCTCCATGGTCGGCGAAGAGATGGCTCGCGACCTGATGAGCTTCAAGCGCCCCATCCTGGTGCTGGGCGATCCCGGTCAGTTGCCGCCCATCAAGGGCGAGGGCGCCTTTACCCAGCAGGCGCCCGACATCATGCTGACCGAGATCCACCGCCAAGCCGCCGAGAGCGCCATCATCCGCCTCGCCACCATGGCCCGCGAAGGCCAGCCCATCGGCTTCGGGCAATACGATGATCATGCCTGGAAGATGCGGATGGCCGACGTCACCCCCGATCAGGCACTGCGTGGCGGCCAGGTCATCTGCGGCAAGAACGCCACCCGCTTCCAGCTCAATAATGCCCTTCGCCGCGCCGCCGGCTTTGGCGGATCGTTTCTGCCCACGGGTCCGGGCGAGAAGATCATCTGCCTCAAGAACCAGTCCGATCTCGGTTTGATCAACGGCATGTTCCTGTCGCTGGCCCACATCGTCGACGAGGGCAGCCTGTACTTCTCGGCGGTAATCACCGACGAGGACGGCACCTCCATCGGGCCACCGGCCAGGGACGGCAAGCCGGGGCGGTTGCTGCTCTACAAAGGGCATTTCGAGGACCATGTCGCCCTCGACCCGAATCGCCATGACCGCGATTGGCGCGACAAGAAGAAGCTGACCGAGGCCACCTTCGGCTGGGCCATCACCTGCCACAAGGCGCAAGGCTCGCAGTGGGAGAACGTCGTGGTCTGGGACGACGGTCTGGGCCGCACCGAGCAGGATCGCCGCCGCTGGCTCTACACCGCGATCACCCGCGCCGAGCGGGGGCTGGTGATCCTGGCATGATCGATCTCAATGACGTCTGGCAGGCACCAGCCCGGCATGATCTGGATGAGATCCGCGACCGCCTGGCCGCCACCGCGCAGGATTGGCTGCCGGGGCTGTTTCCCCATGCACGATGGTCGCAGGACCGCCGGACGTTGCGCTGCGCCGACCTGTCGGGCCGAGCCCCGCGCAAGGAAGGCTCGTGCATCCTGCACCTGACCGGGACCCATGCTGGCTGGGGTTTTGACCATGCCACCGGCGAAAGCGCTGGCCCCATCGACCTGATCCACCACGCCACCGGCCTCGCCGACCGCGATCTGTTCGAGGAAGCCGCGCGGCTGGCGCGGCTGGATCTGCCTGCGGTGGCTCGTCCCATGGTGGCGAAGCCGAGCCATGACCTGGAGATCAAGCGCATTGTTGATGGCAGCGTTTCGCTGGCCGACACCATCGGCGAGGCCTATCTTCGCCACCGTGGTGTCGGCGACCCTGTCTCCCCCGATCTGCGCTTCCACGATGACCTTGCCGATTTCGACAGCCGCCGTGGCTGGCCGGGGCTGGTGGGCATCGTCCGCGACGGTGCTGGCAATCCCACCGGCGGCATCCACCGCACCTTCCTGCTGGAGGATGGTTCGGGCAAGGCCCCGCCCGGCAAGAAAATGCTGGGGCCGGTGGCGGGTGGCAGCGTGCGCCTCGCCCCCATTCCCGCCGACGGCCATCTCGGTATCGCCGAAGGCATCGAGACCGCGCTGTCGGCCTGGGCCATCTTCGGCATTCCCACCTGGGCAGCGCTGTCGGCGGGCAATCTGCGCGACTGGCAATGGCCGGAAGGCATCCGCCACGTCACCATCTTCGCCGATGCCGGCGAGGCCGGGCAGTCGGCCGCCACCGCTCTGACCGAGCGGCTCACCGCCGCAGGCATCCCGTCCACCATCGTGTCGCCCCGGCATGGCGATGACTTCAACGACGATCTGCGCAAGGGAGCGGTCGCCGCACATTATAATAGTGACTCGGTCGCGTCCGATCAGCCGCTGCCACCGACCGGCTTCGACGATCTGTACGCCGCCGCCCTTGCGCTGACCTTTCCGCCCGACATGGGCGATCTCGGGCGGCTGCTCGGTCACGTCGCCCAGGCCCGCCTCGATCCGGTCGCCGAGCGTCAGGTGCTGACGGCTATCAAGGCCACCACCCGCATCCCGGTGTCGGTGACGGAAAAACAGATCAAGGATCTGCGCCGCCGCATCGGCCCCGTCGGCATGCCGTCCGTCCGCCCGGCGTGGTTCAACCAGCTTCGCACCAACCCCGACGGGACGCCCGAGCGCAACGAGGCCAACGTCATCACCGCCCTGTCCCACGACGAGGCCTTCGCCGGGGCGCTGATCTTCGACGAGTTCCGCCAGGAGATCATCGTCAACCGACCGCTGCCCTGGGACGAACAGCTGTCCATCTCTCGCCCCTGGTCCGACGCCGACGATGTGCGCTGCGCCGAATGGCTCCAGCGCCGCGAGATTAATGTCGCCCCCGCAGTGGTCGCCCGCTCTGTCGGCGCCGTCGCCCGCGATATCCGCAGCCATCCGGTGCGCGAATACCTGACCAGTCTCCAATGGGACGGCGTGCCCCGGCTGGAAGCCTGGGCGGTCAGCCATCTCGGCGCCGCCGACAACCGGCTCAACCGGGCCTTTGGCTCGCTGTGGATGATCTCGGCGGTGGCCCGCATCATGCGGCCCGGCGCCAAGGTCGACCACATGCTAATCCTCGAAGGTCCCCAGGGCGCCAAGAAGTCCACCGCGCTGAAAGTGCTGGCCGGCGAGGACTGGTTCACCGACGAACTGGCCGAGATCGGCAGCAAGGACGCCGCCCAACAGATGCGGGGCGTCTGGATCATCGAGATCGCCGAACTGGACGCCATCGGCCGCGCCGAGGTTTCCCGCATCAAGTCGTTCCTGTCGCGTACCAACGACCGCTACCGGCCGCCCTATGAGCGCTACGTCATCGACGTGCCGCGCCAATGCGTGTTCGCCGGCAGCGTCAATCCAGACACCTATCTGCGCGACGAAACCGGCAACCGCCGCTTCTGGCCGATCCGCTGTGGCCGCATCGATCTCGAGGCGCTCCGCCGCGACCGCGACCAGCTTTGGGCCGAGGCGGCCGCGCTGCATGCCAATGGCGCCATCTGGTGGATCGAAGATCCCGAACTGAAGCGGCTCGCCGATGCCGAGCAGGAAGAACGCTACCAGTCCGATGCCTGGGACGGCCTGATCGACCGCTGGCTGGTCTACGACAAGCAGCGGGTCAATTACGGCTATGGCGCCTACGATGACTGGCGCGAAGAGGAAGTGGAACGGGCCACGCCGCTTGCCGACGTGTCGGTCGCCGAGATCCTGCAGCAGGCTCTCGGTATTGAAGCCGGTCGCTGGACGCGGGGGGATCAGATGCGGGTATCGGCATACCTGAAGGCCAGAGGATGGGAGCGGTATCGGGCGCGCATCGGCAGCCACAGCGAGAACTTGCGTGAATGGCGTCACCGTTTGCCGGCACAGCCGACGCCTGCTTCACACCGTTGACGAAGGGGCAAGAAGCGGGGCAGAATCCTTACGGCTGCGCTGGGATGCCCGCTGTATCTATTGCAGCACGCTCGAAAGACGCCTGCCCTTAGGTCTGGTTGGCTATCCGCCTTCGAATGACCGGCCCCAGGCAGCTCACCATTTGTCGTTTGGATACCCATACGACGAGAAAATTCGTTTTTGGTCTTCCGACAGGTTGGCGCATTTCAGGGGGAACGGGAGAACCTTCACCCCCGCGTCGAACCATTGGCCGTTCGGCTTCCAGACCCTGGGCTTAAGGCGCTCCGCGAATTCGGGATTGCACCGGACCCCATTGTCGCAACTGATCGCCTGGAAGAAGGCGCTGGCCACGACATCCGCAAACTGCAAGCCAGCCCGTGTTCGATGGTCGAACGACTGGATCTGGTCGAAATCGATCACCGACCACTTGATCTCCTTTTTCGCCAGATACAGCGATCCGGTGTTGGATTGCATCAGGAGCCGGGTGAAGTAACCCCGTAATTCATGGTATTTGAGATCCTGCCGCCTTGAGAACTCGATCCGGAGCTTGGCATCGGGCGTCCCGTCCTTCTCGTTCCAGTGCTCGCAAAATTCCGTGATCCGCTCCATCAGGAGCCGGCACATCCACCAATAGAGCCACGAGCGGGTGTTGCTGATGTGGGCAGCCGACGCATTCTTGTACTGCCTCATGTTCTTCTTGTTCGAGATGACCGTGAAAAGCCTGACCTCACAGTTCGCGACGCCCTCGCAGACGATTGCCTTCTGCCGATCGGTGAGGGTCCGGAAGTGAAGATCTTGCGACTGGTTGTTCTTGGCCGCGTACCTGATTTCCCGCAGCCACCTCGGAACTTCGGCTTCATTTTCCGCCCGGATCACCGCAGCGGATAGAACAAGCCACTCGGAAGCGCCTTTGCCATCAATGGGAGCGATTCTTCGCAGGCCGAAATCGCCCGATTCGTCGATATACGCAATATAGCCCACAGAAGACATGAGGACGCTCAATGGCAGTGACATGCATGGCTATTCTACGAAAGGTCGATTTTTCGGGCAAGCTGTGAACCGTGAGTGATTTGCTGCGGCGGCATTGTTTCGGAAGCGTCTGGGTCCACATGGGTCCACGTCCGGCTCGAGATGTGGACCCGCAAAAATGAAGCGATCTCAAACCGATAAGCGTTTTGGGTCCACTGGGGCCTATGGGTCCCAACCTCTTCAACACCTGTGGAGAATAAACAGAATTTACAATCCGGTGGTTGTTGCCTGTTTGATATGCATCCGCACTGATTGGCGTTTTTTATTTTCATTGGGAGAAGTGTTGATCCCCGTTGGGACCCATAGACCCATGGACCCACTGGAGGTCGGCGTCCTCGCAAGTATTCGCAGGACTACGATCTATTTGGGCGTAGATGTTTTCCCCTTGAGGCCAGATTCTCACCCCCGTAGAATTCTTTCCGACCAAAGCCGAAGGCCCACTTTCTTGTGAGCCTTCACCATGACTACCATCCTCGCCCTCGATCTGGGCACCACCACCGGCTGGGCCATGCGCCTGGCCGATGGCGTCATCGTCTCCGGCACCCTGGACTTCCGGTCGGGGCGATACGAAGGCGGCGGAATGCGCTTCCTGCGCTTCCGCTCCTGGCTCGACCATCTGCTGGACAGCACCAAGGCCATCGACCTCGTTCATTTCGAGGAAGTCCGTCGCCATGCCGGTACCGACGCCGCCCATATCTATGGCGGCTTCCTCGCCCACCTGTCCGCCTGGTGCGAACTCAAGCACATCCCCTATCAGGGCGTACCGGTCGGCACCATCAAACGGCACGCCACCGGTAAGGGCAACGCCGGCAAGGATGCCGTCATCGCCGCCATGCGATCCCGTGGGCACCAGCCTGCCGACGACAATGAGGCCGACGCGCTCGCCATTCTGACCTGGGCCATCGACACCCATGGAGGTGTGCGATGAGGTATTTCCCCAGAGGCTTTGGAGGTGAGCGCCGCGATGCCGAAGAGGTCAAGCGGGACGGCTGGCAGGAACGGGGCGTTCTGGTCATCGCCGAAGACGACCAGCGCCTGACCTGGCCCGAACGCGAACTGGTCCGTCAGTTGGGCGCCAAGCTGTATGGCAAGCGCCCCACCGGGGAGGCGTCCCATGGCTGAGCCGAAATGGACGCCGCTCCTGGTGGAAGAGCAACTGGCCGAGGCCGCCGATGTGCTGAAGCGCCTGCCCAACGTCACCGTCCAGGGATACGCCAGCACATGGCCGCCCTATGTCCGGGAGTATTGGGAGTCCTATGGGGTGGCCGAGGTGACGTTGCGGCGACCACCTCCGTCGGCGGCTTCCATCGACCGCATGGACCAGGCCCTTGCATGGCTGCGTTGGCTCGACGCCGTCGATGCCAAGATCATCTGGCTTCGGGCCAATGGGGATCGCTGGCGGATGGTGTGCGGCACGGTCGGTTTGTCCCGCGCCGCCGCCCATCGGCATTGGATGTTCGCGCTGTGCGTCATCGCCTGGAGGCTGAACGGCAGACAGATGCCGCGCAACCTGTCGCGCCAGTACGTGATGGAGCGGATGAACCAAGCGTAGCGGGGCGGGGGTGAACGCAAAGCGCAAGAGAGACACTTTTTGACCGGGACGAAAACGGGGGGAGAGGAGTAGAAAAGCACTATGCTTGCGAGAGGCGCGGATGGACGGCGGCGACGCCATCAAGTCAAGCGCCAATCGCAGTCAAGCGGAAGATTGCGGAGGGGCTGCGTGAAATAAAGCGGGTCCTCCCTGGCTACTGCGCTATGCGGGGGGCAACAGCGCCGGATTTCGCTAGCGACAGCCTGAATTTCTGGGTTACCACCCGGTTACCAGTTACCACCCCATGAGGCGCGCAAGTCCAAGGACGGCGCGCCTTTTGCGTTTCTGGCGGGGGTGGTAACCGGCCCCGGTAACCGCCCGGTTACCACGTCCCAGGTTACCACCTTGCCGGTTACCAGCCGGCGGTTACCACCCATAGCCCGGTTACCACCCCATGCAGCTTGCTCATTCCGAGCCGGTCCCACCGGCCATCGGCACGATGTCGTGCGCCTTGGTCGCCGAAGGGCTGGTCTATGGCAGCGTGTGCAGTGGGATTGAGGCTGTGACGGTGGCGTGGCATCCGCTGGGCTGGCGGCCAGCCTTCTTCGCCGAGATCGAACCGTTTCCATCCGCCGTACTGGCCCACCATTACCCCCATGTTCCCAATCTGGGCGACATGACCGCCATCGACGGTCGGACATGGCGAGGCAAGATCGACGTGCTGGTGGGCGGCACGCCCTGTCAGGCGTTCTCCGTGGCGGGCCTGCGCAAGTCGCTGGACGACGCGCGCGGCAACCTTGCCCTCAAATTCGTGGAACTCGCCGATGCTATCGACCCAGCTTGGATTGTTTGGGAGAACGTCCCAGGCGTCCTGTCCACCCGCGATAACGCCTTCGGATGCCTTTTGGGCGGACTGGCCGGAGAAGATGGTCCGGTTGTCCCGCCAGGGGGCAAATGGTCGGACGCTGGTATTGTGTTTGGACCCACGCGCACAGTCGCGTGGCGGGTGTTCGACGCCCAATATTTCGGCCTGGCCCAACGCCGCCGTCGTGTGTTCGTTGTCGCAGGTGCTGGAGACCGGGCCGATCCCGTCCAAGTACTTCTTGAGCGCCAAGGCATGCGCCGGGATCATCCGCCGCGCCGAGAAGCGGAACAAGGTGTTGCCCCCACGCTTGATGCTCGCGCTGGCCGAAGCGGCGAGACGTCTTTCGCCACCAGCGGCGGACTGATCGCCGAGGCGTTCGGCGGAAACAATACCGCTGGCCCCATCGAGGTGGCCACCGCGCTCAATGCCTGCGCCTCGGCCAGCGGGCGGATGGATTTCGAGACCGAGACCTTCGTCGCCACCAACGTGTCCTGCGATCTGGCCGAGACCCTGACCACCGGGGCCAACCAGATGACGGGCTTCGTCGGGGATTGCGTCGCCACCACCTTGCGGGCACGCGACCTGTCCCGTGGCGTGGACAGCGACTGCACTGACACGCTGATCGCCCACACCCTGCGGGCCAAGTCGAACCTCGCCCACCGGCCCGACATCGACACCCTGGTCACCCATTCCCTACGGGGCGAAGGTTTCGATGCTTCCGAGGATGGGACCGGACGAGGCACGCCGTTGGTGCCTGTGGCGATCCCCATTCAGGAGGCCGGTGCCCGCACGGGAATCAGTACCACGGATCCCCGTGCCGGAATTGGCATCGGCGGTGACGGTGATCCGATGTTCACCTTGCAGGCGGGCAAGCAGCACGCCGTGGCGTTCAATCTGCGCGGCCGCGACGGTGGGGCGCAGGCCGAGATCGATGCCGACAACATCGCCAGCCTGCGGGCGGCCAGCGGCGGCTCCAGCCGCAGCTATGTGGCCTTCGCCCAGAATCAGCGGGACGAGGTTCGTTCCCTGGATATTGCCGGCTCCCTGGCCGCCGAGCCTGGAACCAAGCAGCAGACCTATGTCGCCTTCGACTGTAAGGCCGGCACCGGATTCCAATCGGTCGCGGCCGACGGCGTTACGCCGACCCTGCGGGCCATGTCGGCCCTGGGCCGCGACAATGGCGGCGGCCAATTGGCGGTCCAGCACGACATGGCTGTGCGCCGCCTGACGCCCCGCGAATGCGAGCGGCTGCAGGGCTTCCCCGACGATTACACCCAGATCCTCTGGCGCAAGAAGGCCGCCGAGGACTGTCCCGACGGCCCGCGCTATCGGGCGCTGGGCAACAGCATGGCCGTGCCGGTGATGCACTGGATCGGCAGCCGCATCCAGGCCGCCGGGAATCGATGATGACCCGCAATCCCTACCGCATCGATGGCCCGGCGCTGGTGTCGTTCTCGGGCGGCCGGACCTCCGGCTACATGCTGCGCCAGATCCTCGACGCCCACGACGGCCAACTGCCCGCCGACGTCCATGTGGTGTTTTTCAATACCGGCCGTGAGTTCGAGCAGACGCTCCGCTTCGTCCACGAATGCTCGGCGCGCTGGGAGGTCGCCATCACCTGGCTGGAATTCGATCCGGCCGAGCCGTTCGACACCAGCGTGGTCGGCTACAACAGCGCGTCGCGTGATGGCGAGCCCTTCGCCAAGATCATCAAGGTACGGGGCTTCCTGCCCAATCCGACCATGCGGCTCTGCACCCATTACCTCAAGGTCAAGCGCGGCATCGCCTTCATGCGCGACATGATGGGCTATGCGGAATGGACCAACGTCGTCGGCCTGCGTCATGACGAGCCGCGCCGGGTTGCCCGCCAGAAGGCCATGAACGAGACCGGCAAGGAACGGTTCGAGACGGTGCTGCCGCTCGATGCGGCCAAGGTGAACCGCCGCGACGTATCGGCGTTCTGGAAGCACCAGCCCTTCGATCTCGGTCTGCCCGACAACAACGGCAAGACGCCCCTGGGCAATTGCGACCTGTGTTTCATGAAGGGCGCGGCCACCATCAAGGGAATCATGCGCCTGTTCCCCGACCGGGCCAAATGGTGGATCGACCAAGAGCGAAACGCTCCGGCCAT